TGGTAGATGCGGATGGCCAGTGTCTGGCCGGGCCCGAGCGGCGCGCCCCAGTCGGCGGTCTGCTGGGCGGCAGTGTAGAGGACGGACGTCGTGCTGCTGGACAGCATGCGTTTGATCGCAGCGCCGTCGAGGATCTGGACATCGTAGCTTTCGAGGTCTTCTGCGATCGGCACCTCGACCTGCTCCCAGGCATCGGCCACCAGCGCGCGGGACCGGCGCGTCCAGCGGATGGTCAGATCGCCTGGGCTGCGTGCCGTTCGCCATGGCTGTTCGACATGGACCGGGGAGAAGGGAACAAGCCCCCGGCCAGTGGGGGTGAAGCCCAGCGCGGCATAGCTTGCATCACTGACCGCCCGCGCGGCCGGGCCGACGCGCCGGGTTGCCCATGGCATGTTCCGTCCCGCGCTGGCCGCGCAGCAGGCGGGTTAAGCTGTACCTGCTCGGCGCGATCAGTTCGGCCGCGCCCGCCTGCACAATCTCCCACTGGCCAGCGGCACTCTCGACCGCAAGTGCATTGGCCCCGCCGAACAGCGCGACGTCCGTCACGCTGTCCAGCGTTCCGGACAGAAGATCGACCACCAGCGCGTTGCCCAGATCGAAGCGCGAGGTCGGCCCCGGAAAGAAGTCGAAGGCCAGCGTGCCGATCCGGGCCCGACTGTCGACGGTGGTCAGGAGGTTGAAGCCATCCGTTGACGCGCTGCGGAAGACCGCGATCTCGCCCGGCCAGGGGCTGGCATGGGCGGCGATCAGGGGGCGATGCGCGGGCTGGTCCTCGCTGATCTGCGGCAGGTCCAGCAACACCGCCTCGGGGGTGCCGAAGACGACGGGGCTGGCAATCGAGGCCGGGCGCGGATCGCCGGGCGGCAGATCGTAGGCCGCACGGTCCTGACGCACCGCCTCGATCCCGCGCGCCTCGGCATCGGCGACCGAGACGAGGCGGAATTCCACCTCGCGACCGTCATGCGCGAGCCGGATCACGTTGGCAGGGTCGAGGGCAAGGCGCGAGGGCGGCAGGCGGAAGGTGGCGCTCTCGCGACCGACCCACGCCTCCATCAGTGCGCGGCGGCAGCGGCGTTCGGCTTCCTCGGGCGGGATCGCCATTGGGAAGGACTCGGAGGCGATCCGGGTGGTGTCGACGGTGATCCGCCGCGCCTCGACGAGCGCCGCATCGTAATCTTCGTCGGCACGCGCGACCTGCCACTTCAGAGCCTGCGGCAGTTCGGTCTCCTGGCCGCGCGTCAGCTCGAAGGCCTCGCCCTCACGACTGGCGACCAGATCATCGATGGACAGCGTGGCGACCGAGGCCCGTCCGCGCATCACGAAGCGGATCACGCCCTCCGTCTCGATGGCATCGAACCCGAAATGCCGCGCCAGCGTGGAAATCGACGCGCGGGGGCTTTCGAGGGCCCCGATCACATAGCCCTCGACCGCGCCCCAGAGGCCGGTCACGTCGATCAACGCCTCATCGAGCCCAGCGCGCAGACAGAGGTGCCGCACAAGGGACGCCAGCGACACCGCGCCCAGCCGCCCGGTCAGCCAGTGGCCAAGCCGCCAGTTCGGCCCGTCCGTCCAGATGCCGGTCAGTTCCGGAAAGAACGGATAGGGTCGCGCGTCCCAGGTCCAGGCCGCGCACTCCGGGACATGCACCATCCGGCCGCCGTAGATCGCGGACACCGGATTGTTGGCCGAGGATCCCCACCACAGGTAACTGGCCTCGAGATAGGCGCGCTGGATGGCGTCGTCGCGCCATCCTCGTGAGAAGTACGGGGTGAAGCTCTCCGAGGACTTCGGGTCGAAGAACACGTTGGGCTGGTTCGTGCCCCGGTCGATGGCGGGGCAGCCAAGCTCGGTGAACCAGACGGGCTTCGACTGCGGCACCCATGCCGTGGGCGTGCCGCTTTCCGCCCCACCGGGCCGGTTGTAATGCGGGTTCGACCACCAGGCGCGGAGATCCTTGTAGCGGAAGACCCAAGGCTTGCCAGCGCTGCCATCGGTGATGGGCGTGCGGATTTGTGCCGACCGGTCGGCGGCCGAGGCGTAGAACCAGTCGAAGCCTTCCCCGCCTGCGATGTTCGCCTGCAGGTAGCCCCGGTCATGGATGGCGGCCCACCCCTCGAGCGCATCGGCGTGGTCAAACCCGTCGCGCCAGTCGGAGAGCGGCATGTAGTTGTCGATGCCGATGAAATCGATGTTGGCATCCGACCAGAGCGGGTCGAGGTGGAAGAACACGTCCCCCGTGCCATCGCCGGGCTGGTGCCCGAAATACTCGGACCAGTCCGAGGCGTAGCCGACCTTGGTGCCCGGCCCGAGGATCGACTTCACATCCGCCGCCAGCGCCTTGAAGGCGGTGACGGCAGGATAGGCGCTGGCGCTGGATCGGATCGTGGTCAGTCCGCGCATCTCGGTGCCGATCAAAAAAGCGTCGACGCCGCCCGCCACAGCGCACAGATGGGCATAGTGCAGGATCATCCGTCGCAGGCCCCAATCGCCCGAGGGGCCGGTCCAGTTCACGTTGTCGCCCGACACCGAGAACTGCGCCGGGGTGGCCGCGCCGAAGAAGCTGGAGACCTGCGTCGCGGCAGCGGCGGTCTTGTCGGCCGTCCCGGCATAGCCCGCCGCCGGGGAACAGGTGATCCGGCCCCGCCACGGGAAACTCGGCTGGCCCGACGTTGCGGCATTCGCGCTGTAGGGGTTCGGCAGGGTGTTGCCGGGCGGGACGTCCATCAGCAGGAACGGATAGAAGGTGACGCGCAGCCCGCGCGCCTTCATCTCGCGGATCGCCTGCACCACCGCGAAGTCCGCAGGCGTGCCGCCATAGATCGGACGGTCTTCGGCATCGCGGCTGACGAGGTGGACATTCGCCCGCGCCATGCCGTTGACCGTCCAGACCTTGGGGCTGGTGACCTTGGTCGCCATCTCCACTCCCGGCTTGATCGTACAGTTGCCCGCCCGCAGGTCATTGCCAAACCAGGCCACGACGAGGCTGACGCTTTCGACGGCGGGGGCCTTGGCCTGAAGCCGATCGAGGGCCACGACGATGTCGGCCTCATCCGGCAGCGCGTTGAGGTTCTCGGCCGAGGTTGTGCCGCCGGTGGTCTGGCCGAAGACCGTGGTGGATGAGCCCACGGTCTTGCGGACAGCCTCGGTCGCATAGGTGAACTCGCCCGAGGCGGGGATCATGGTGACGGCCTTGACCAGCCCCTCAGCGGTGTCGGGATCCGCGAGTGGCCGGAAGACCTCGAACGACAGCTGTGGCAGGCGGTTGCCATAGGTGGAAAGCGCCAGTTCCTCGAAGACGACATAGGCCGTGCCGCGATAGGCTGGCGTGTTGGCCGCGCCCATCTTCGCAGCGATGAAAGGATCGGCCGTCTGGGTATCGTCGCCTCGATACCAGCGCCAGGTGATGCCGGTCATGTCGAGCGGCTTGCCGTCGGCCCAGATGCGGCCGATGCCAGTGATCGGCCCCTCGCAGAGCGCCACGGCGAAGCTGGCGTAGTAGAGGTATTCGGTGGTCTGGACCCTCCCGCCGCCGCCACCCTTGCCGCCGCCCTGCGTCGTGGTCCTAGTCTCCTCGCGGAAATCGGTCGCCCAGATGATGTTGCCGCCGATGCGCATGCGGCCGTAGAGGCGCGGGATGATTGCGCCCTCGGTGGCGGACGTGATCCGCAAGCTGTCGAGGCGCTGGCCCTCGATCTTCTGCGCGGGGGCCAGCGACGATACGATCCAGGTGTCCACGACCGACCCAATGGTCGAGCCGATGAAGCCACCGATGGCAGCGCCAGAGAAGCCGAGGATCGCACCGCCGAAGGCCCCGCCAATGGCGGAACCGACAGCGCCGAGGACAAGCGTGGCCATTGCGGAAACTCAGGGTTCGAAGGGTTGGGGGAGTCAGCGTGCCGGAAACAGGAAGGCGAAGGCGATGCGCCGCCGCCAAGTTGGGGTCAGCGGCTCCTCGATCACGCCGAGGCGTTCATAGGCGTGGAGGAAAGTGTCGGGGCCGGTGAGGATGCCGACATGCTTGGCGATGGCGCGGGGCATCATGCGGAACAGGATAAGCGCGCAGGGCGGCGCATCTGCGGGGGCGATTTCGGGCATCATCGCCCGCGCCCCGTCAGCCAGCACCTCGCGCGGCCCCGTCTCGCCCCAATCGCGGCTGTAGGGCGGGAGCGGGAATGGCTCTGGGCCGACGACTTCGCGCCAGACACCCCGCACGAGGCCGAGACAGTCGCAGCCGACGCCGCGCAGGCTGGCCTGGTCGTGATAGGGCGTGCCCAGCCATGATCGCGCGACGGCAATGACGATGGCGGGATCGGCGGTCGGAACTGACGGCTTCACAGCACCGCCCCCTCGTGCCCGCCGTCCTTCGTGGCATAGCGCAGGACCGCGTCCTGGCCCGGGATGTGCGGGAAGCCGCGGAAGTTCGAGACATTGGTGAACTTCGCACCACAAGTGGCGATCCGCTTGTCGCAGCCTGCCCGGACCACGAAGGCGTCCGTCGCCGTGATCGGTCGCACCGGCGCTTCCAGCAGGGTCATGATCGCCAAACCATCGACGAGGTCATGCGACAGCACCTCGACCCGCCGCCCGGCATTCGCGCCGGTCGACCATTCGACCAGCCCGAAGGCAAACCAGCCCGCCGCGAAACTGCCGAGGCCGGAAGCGATGAAGGCTCGGTCCCGTAACACATCGATGATCGCACCGCTGCCCGTGAAGGCCGGGGCCTCGAGGTTCACGCCGCAGCGCGCATCGCCCAGCGCGGCGTCGCAACTCGCCTGGAATGTGCGTCCAACCGTCTGGCCGAGGACATGGGCCAGCGACCGCACCTCAGCCACGAAAGCCAGACGCCCGCGCCGGATCTGGCCGATGGCCCCGCGGCGCAAGAGCACGCGCTGCGCAGACGCCGCCCAGTTCACCCGCCAGACCTCGACAACTGCGGCGTCCCATCGGCCATCGATGATGTCCGTCTCCGTGATCCGGTCCGACGACAGCACGCCTTGCGCGTCCTGCGCGTCCACCGACAGATCGGATCCCGACCGGACCTCGGAGGCGGTCAGCCCACTTTCCGGTTCGAACTCCGTCCCGTCGAACGACAGCGTTCGGTCATGGTCCGTGAAGCCGAAGGTCACGCCATCGGCG